GCGTATAGACCAGTGCCGGGTCGCCATGCCCTTCCATCAGCTTTTGCGGCCGGATCTCTTTGGCGATGCCGGTTATCTCAGGCGTAGCCAGCAGAAATGACGCGAGCGCTTTAGTGATCATGAGGCGACCTTGCGGATCTCAGCGCGAATCTTCTCTTCCATCCGCCGCAGTATGACTCGCCGATTGACCAGCATCGATGTCCGCAGAAACGGATTACGCTTCTGCCATCGCGTGCCAAGATCAACAAACAGCGGCCCGTAGAACGCCTCGCGTCTGGCGCCTACCCTGGTGATGGCATAGCCAGCGTTACGCCTGAATGTCGTGCTCTTGCGGATTCCGCGCTTCAGGAACCCCGGCGCGACAATGCGTCCCTTGTATGTCTTATGCATTCTCTTCCCGACTGGCGCCTTGTTGCGGGCGGTGGCCACCACCGGCGTCATTGCATACGATGTAGCACGACTGATAATGCGCCCTTCCGCCTTCGACTCCAGCTGTTCAAGCTTGCGCTTGAGATCGGCGAACCCTTCAAGCTTAGCCATCGTCCGGCCCCTGCTTTCCAGCGCGCCGGCACATCAACTGCACCTCGCGCCCATACTCCCATGGATCGATGACCGACACGATGTCATAAACGATGTCACACCCTGATATCAGTCGATCATTGGGCGTCAGACCGCATGTCACAGGCGTTGCCCTCATCCTGACACGCGCAGTGACTTCTGACTCCTCACCGCTGCCGGCCATGTACTCACGTCCGGTCAATGGTTCAATGCTGGCGCGCACTGATCCGAGCGTAGACCAGTCGCTCACCACTTCGTTGTAGTCGTTGGTGGTGTCTGTCAGCCGCTGGAGTGTCACCCGCTGCCGCAGCTTGCCAGCCTGGATCACAGGAAAACCCTGGCGTGCGGCATCAGCAAAGATCGGACCGCGAGCGGCACCTCGTCCAGCTTGACCGGCGTGGTGGATTCACGGTTTGCGTACAGGTGCGCAATCGTCATCAGTATTGCGTGGTCCACGGCGCTTGGCACATTGCCGTATCCCGCTGTGTAGGTCACAGTTGCATTTGTGCCGACTGGCCATGTGCCGGCCGCCTCAATGCGCCACCCTGCCGCCGTATAGCGTATGGCATACAGCAGCGGGTCGAGCGTCTGCTGTTCCCCATCGATGTCTGTGTACGTTACAGACTCTACCGACGATACCCTCGGGCCAAGCACCAGGGGCGATGCCAGCGCACTGAAGTTTTCAGTGCGCTGGCCAAGAATAATGGGTCCGGCAATCAACCCTTCACAGTAGTCGATAGCCGCGTCCCAATAGGCTTTGATCAGCTGGTCATCCTCATCATGGTCTAGCACCAGGTGCTGTTTGATGATGTCGGTGGTGAGCATCACATTACCCGCTTTTTCGCTGGCTTCAGCGCTGTCGGCCTTTTGACTTCCGGCCTTACCGCCTCCGCCTGTCCGCTCTTGATCAAGCGGCGCTCCACTTCAGCATCAAGTTCGACGACATCCCCTTTCGAGAATGCCGCCGTTGCTGATGCCATACTGGTCAGCAATCTGATCATGGCTTATGCGCCAGCCATGACCATATGCTTGATGGCAACACCGAGCGTCACCTTGCCGTCGGTGCGCTTGTACGCCCTGAACCCTACCTGACCATTGGCCGCGTAGAGCTCGTTCAGACGCTGCACTACCATGCCGCGCCTGTCGGCGATGCAGTAGTAGCTGAGGTCACCAAACAGTACCGACTTGGCGCTGATAGCAGCTGCTGGCATTGCCGCAGACGCTACCACCGGGCGACTCAGAATGCGGTCGGGTTCACCCGCCTGCAACCCTGGCTGCCAGAGGTACTGATCGTCGGCGTCTTTGAGCTTGCGAACGATCTTGATGGTGCTGTCGTTCATAACCCAGGTTGCGCCAGACCGATACGGCCGCTCCAGTGCGTGGTACAGATCAATCAGCTCGTCCGAGGTGATTGCCGTGGCGGATGCCGCGACAACGCCCTCGGTCGATCCCTGAATGATGCCGGTAGGCTTCCCGCTGCCATTGCCGTTGATGAACGCCGCTTCCTCGGCCAGGCCAAACCGCTTGCCGAAGTTCTCGGCCAGGTAGGATGGCATGTCGAAGAACGAGTCCTGCAGCAACTCCTCAGACACCTTGATGATAGTGCCAAGCTTGTGCGCACCGAGCGTAACCCGGTCGAACTGCGCATCACTCTCGACATAGGGCGCCTCTTCCGCCGTCCACGCCGCAGTACCCAGCGATGCCTCGATGGGGATGTGGCGGTCCCCAGCAGTGACGACCACCTTGGCGTATCGACGGATCTCATTGATGTCCTGCAGCGCCTTGACGAGCATCGTCTCGAACTCTTCAGGGACAACATAACCCCCGTCCGCGTCCGTTCCGACATTCAGCGACGCGAGAACCCGATGGTCCAGCCCGTTGCGGCCTACGCGGCAATACCGGTCAAAGCCGTGCGCATACTCCTTGCTGGCCCTGGGGTTTACCGGTGTTCCGGCGTCATACACGCTGGGGCGCATGCGGAACGACGGCTCTTCAACAACAGCCAGCGTTGACTCCAGCGCTTCCTGCCGCTTCATGACCTCGATTGACGCCTCGATGCGGGATACATCAGCCTCCATGGCATCATATTTTGCCGCTTCATCCGATGTCATATCCCGCTTTTCTTTCTCGGCGGTATCAATGACCTTGCGCATATCAGCAATCAATGCCGCCCGCGCCTGCAACTTCTCTCTTACACTCATGGCATGTACTCCACTTTGAGCGATTTAACGGTCGTGCCAGGTGCGGTCGGCGGGCGGCTGCCTTGTGACCGCGAAAAACCGGCGGCTGCCGGCAATCTGTCTACCAATCCCATTCTGCGCTTGCGGGCCGCAACCCGGAACGCGAATGATGGCTCTGGAATGTCTCCACGTATCCATGGTCGCGACACATTGACGACGGATGCGCGGTCGTCAGTAATTGCATCGACAAATCCCATCGTCCTCGCGTCATCTGCTGATATCCACGTTTCCGCATCCATCATCGCGCTGATGGTCTCGCGCGCAAGCCCGGTGCGGTTCTCGTAAATGTCGGCGAGCGATGCGCCCACCTCCCGCAGCATTGATGCGGTTTTATCCATCTCTGCGGCATCGCCGACAGTCATGGTCCACGGGTTATGAATCATCAGCATGGCGCCGCGCCCGACGGCTATGTTCGCGCCAGCCATGGCGATCACGCTGGCAGCGCTGGCCGCCAACCCATCAACTACCACGCTGACATCACGACCCTTCAGCAGGTTATAGATGGCGATACCCTCGAACACATCCCCGCCCGGCGAGTTGATGCGTACCGTAATGTCGCCGGACATCCTGTCGAGTTTGTCCTTGATGGACTTCGCGCTGATGCCGTCGCCGTACCAGTCAACGCCGATGTCATCGTAGATCAGTATCTCATTCATGTTTTATCGCCTTCAGCAGTTCGCCGCGATCTTCCATGAGACGGATGACACCCGCGACAGGGTCCGCAATAATCGCGGCTTTTCTCGCCTCAGTGTATCTTTTCGCTTTTTCCAATGATACGCCTAACGTCTTAGCTATAGTGCCAGTAAATCTGTCGTAGTAATCAGGCACCCACTTCACAAACTCATCGGGCGTCTTGCGACTCGCCTCGGTCTCCAGCGTTTTTCGCTCTTTTTCTTCCAGTCCGTTCGCCACCGTTTCCTCCAGCGCCGCCTCGCGCTCTGAAAGAGTCGAGAAATTCATCGGCAGCACGAACTGATCCAACCCGTCGGCCGGGTTCATGTTTTCCAGCGCCCTGACCTCGTTCCGGCTCAGCCATCCATCCTGAATGCCGCGCGTGTACGCCTCATATCTAGCCTTGGTATCGCCCCGCAGCAAGCCCTCAACCGCGTGCGATACGAACAGCTTCCGCTGCTCTTTGCGGTCCAGCAGATCACGCCATATCGACTGCTCAAGCCTGACCAGCCATGGCCGGATCGTATGCACCACGAACTCAATAGACTGGTGCTCGATGTTTGAAAACGTACTGCGGTCAAGCTCCGCCAGCATATGCAGCGGCACCCGATACCACCGCGCCACTTCTGCGACCTGGAACTTACGGCTTTCGATAAACTGCGCATCTTCCGCCGACATGCCGACCGACTTATACGACATGCCCGACTCAAGTATCAGCGGGCGCCGCTTGCCTGCCGCATCCGCAAACTGACTGCGCAGCGAATCAACCTGAGTGTTCTGGAGCTTGCCGGGGAACTCAAGGACACCAGGCGGCGTGGCGCCATGCGAGAACATCGACGAGGCATAGTTCTCCATCGCCATCGTCAGTCCAATGCCCTCGCGCGCCAGTTGGATCGGCGAGACACCGGTAACTCCGTCTCCAGACAATCCCACCGTGCGCCATAGCTGGCTTGGCGTATAGACGCGCGACCGTCCCGGTTCCTGATAATCGAAAAACAGCTTTCCGCGCTCAGTCGTATCGACGTTCATATAGCGGCTGTTGAGCGGATAAAGCCCGCCGATGCCGCCAGCGCCATCGCTCAGTATCTCAGCATAAGCATTGCCGCGTAGCGCCAGGTTCGCTACCAGGTATTCCCGCAACTCGCATGCGGTGTTAGTGTCATTCGGCGACTGCCCCAGGATGGTATTGAGCGGATGATCCGGCACTACCATCCGGCTGCCATTCGGGCCTTTTTTGTAGACCTTCAGCGGCAGGCTTGCGATGGTTTCCGACAGTATGCGGACACAGGCATAGATCGCGCTGTTGGTCATTGCCGTTTCCGGCGTGACAACCTCCCCGGAGATGGTCGGCGGCATGCCGATAGTCTGGCGCCACCACTCAGGTTCCTGCAGCGTAGCCGCTTTCGGCCTGACAAACTGTACCAGCGTCTTGAGCGGGTTTTTCATAGCGCGATAAAGCCTCGCTCATCGTATGGGTGGTGCTCTTCCGCGTAGAACGCACGACCGATGCCCATTATACATGCCACAATACCGTCGATTTTCTGCTCGGGCTGCTCCTTGCGCGGGAATATGTTCTCCTTTGCGTCAGCCTTGGCAGTAACGTTAGAAGCCATCCAGGTAAGTATCGGGTTGTCAGGATGGTGCAGCCTCCCCGATGCAATCGCCCCTTCCATCTCGCGCATGGCTGGCGACATCAATTGCACCGTGTTCCGAAACTCTACTGCCGTAGCGCCATCAGCGACCAGATTCTGCGCTAGCTGTGTCGCCTGCCAAGGGTCATACACAACTTCCCGCACATCGTAGCGGCGAGTCAGGTCGATAATGTCCGACTGAATATCATTGAACACCACCTCATCGCCAGCCATGACTTCCAGTAGCCCCTGGTGCGCCCATCCAGCATACCGCTGGGCGTTTTTTGACCCTTCGACAGCAGATTCCGGCAAATAAAACCGGGGAAACACATAATAGTGCAGTTTTCCCTCGATATAGCGGAAAAACACCTGCACCACAGCGGCCATATCGACTCGTGATGCCAGGTCAATGGCGACTATCGACGGGCAATCCGCGAAGTCTTCCTGCACCATCGTAGCGTCCGCGCACCGCCGCCACTGCTCCATGTTGACCCACGCCTCCCTGGCGCCAACCCAGATGTTGTAATGCTTTGTTTTTATTACGTTTTGCTTGGACGGAGACTGTATGGCCTGCTGGATTTGTACCTTCAGATAGTCGCCGGAAACCGATATGTCATAGTTCGGGTTCGCCTTGCGCATCGCATACTCTGTGCGCCAGTCGTCGCCTTCATCGAGGGTGTAGATGAGCCCAAAAAGTCGGTCGTTTTCAAAAACGCCATCCAGCACCTTCTGGACATCCATCTGCATCTCATAGCATGGCCCCGCCGTATTGCTGCCAGCAGTTGATATCACCAGCATCAGCGGTTGATCGCGGGCGCCCATTCCGGTGATCATCGTGTCGTAGAGTGCTGGACTGTCGTGCTCATGGAACTCGTCCACAATGGCCAGGCTTGGCGATGACCCGTCGCCAGGGTTGCCGATCACAGGCTCAAACCTGCTGCCATCGTCCGGCTTGACCAGCGCCTTGGCGTTGATATCAATGCCGAAATGCTCGCACAGTGCAGGCGTGCGCAGTGCCATCATCCGTGCCGGCCGGAATACTTCCCAGCTCTGCTTCTCGGTCGTGGCGCCGGAGTAGACTTCCGCGCCATATTCCCGGTCAGCCGCGAACATGTATAGACCAATGGCGGCGGCCAGCACGGACTTGCCGTTCTTGCGCGGCACCAGGAGGAACGCCTCTCGAAACCGCCGCCGCCCGTCCGACTTCCTGCGCCAGCCGAAGATGCTTGCAACGACAAACTTCTGCCAGTCGGACAGCTCGATGAGCCGGCGCTCTGCTGCCCATCGGCCTTTCACATGTGGGAGATTGTGAATAAACGCGATGGCGCGCTCAGCCTCGGCCTTGTCAAACCGATAGGGAAAGTCGTCGCGGGACTGGTCGTCAATGTGGCGCTGACACGCCTTCACCACCCATTTGCAGGCCGGCAGCCTGCCCTTCGCCACGGCAGTTGCGTAGCGGTTGGCGGCGTTGGTGTACTTAGTCGCGGCCATCAGAATCCGTCAAATGGGTTTTCAGGCTTGTCGGACTCGACATCCTCCAGCCGTGGTTGCTTATAGAGCTTGTCCAGCGTCAGCCGCAACTGTGTATGCTTCGCGCACGTATACTCCACCGGGTCAGATTTGAACTCGGCCATTAGCTGCGCCGCTATCTCAAGCAACTCTTTCTTGCCAGGCGCGTTTAGCCATCCAAGTCGCGCCAGCCTTACCGCCATCGGCCGCCACTCACCCTGTGCAGCCAATGACAACCAGGACGGCGGCGCCGGAACCATCTCCACCACGTTCTGTGACGGCTGTTTCGGCTTTAGGAACCTATCTGCCTTCTTTCTCCGGCTCAACAGCGCAGGATCCTTTTTCATTGGTCCACGTTCGCCCATAAATTTACCTTCTAAATCAATAACTTACGGCGGTTACTTGCTACTTACTGCTTTTTCGAAGGTTTCCGGCGATTTCTCCACTGGGACCGTCTTGGGCCGGAAAATCCCTTTAATTTCAATGACTTACGACTTTGGCCAAACCCTTGCACGCAAAAATCAGCCTTGGGCGGCG